TCCACTCTTGTAAGAGCAAAACATAAATCTCCCTCTCCCAAGGTAACATATTGTCTAGTTCAGTCAGACTATATTGATGATGCTGCATCATCGCAAAGTTAGTCTTATAATGGTTGACTAAACTATCATGAGAGAGGCCTACGTAAAAAAACTTTGTAGTCCTCTTAACTCCGTTTCATTTTCTGCGCTACAATTTGAGCACTTAAATGATATTACCGATTTTAGTGCCGGCATATTTTCAAAGAAAGCAGAAATATTTTGAAATTGTTGAGTGTTTAATGATTCAATAAACTCTTTCATTTGTTTCGGCCCTTCATTCTTTGCAGTATAAACACCATCTTCATCAAATACACTTACGATACATTTCATGATAATATCAAATGCTGATTCAACACTTTGGTCTTTATCTGGATCAATATTTGATACATCATCAAAAGATGGATATCTCATTTCAACCCCTACAGAGTCCGTAAGCATGATAACATTATTTTCATCTGGTACATCTACTGAAATTTCATCAAAATTTACAGTCACGTCATTTTGTGTTTCACATTGATCACATTTAACTTTAAGTCCGATTGATTCTCCTACAGATTTTGATCTGAGATCCAAGAATAAACTTTCTATATCAAATGTGGCCAGACTATTTACATCAATATCATCCAAAATACAAGATGATATCATTTCCTCTGTAGCCCGTACAATCTGTTTCTGATCGTTGGACTCTAATGCTATCATTAACACTTTTTCTTCTTTTACAAGATAAGGTCTAAATGCAACCTTTTGACCTGTTGAAGGAATAGTTGTTTGATAACTGGCACTATTCAGTTTTGGTAAAGCCATATTATAATTCTCCTAATTATATAATTCCTGATACAGCACTTTTTATTGCAGATACAATAGAAGAAACTGGTCCTTCAGGTACATAGTTTTCGTAACTAAATGTCACGCTTAGTTTTTGGACAGTAGATTCGCTATTATTGTCCAAAGTAATACTTGCAACGGTAGTAGGAAAGGCTTTTTCTAACCTAACACCATATACAGGTAGGTTCTTCTCATTTAGTTGCTGTATTACAACATCAACTGCGAAATCATCTTTAAACTTTGCTCGATAATTTTCAACATCAAAACAAACTTTTAACCAATCGTCAAACATATTCTTAATATAATAATCATTGGTCAGTAAAAAACTAGCTGTTACATCCTCATTAATAATACCATAGGGTATTTTAACTGTTTGTTTTTCGGCAATATATTCTATGGTACTAATCTGTCTGCCTGGTAATGTAACATTTTCTGCAAGTAAGGATATATCTCTTGGGTCATTAATAAGTGATCCAACACCACCTCCAGAAATTAAAGAAGCCAGAACTCCACCGGACAAATTAAGAAGACCACTTGCGGGTGATGAAAAGATTAAATTAAATCTATTGGCCTTTGCAAGACCACCTCTTTTACTAATTGTGCTTTTTAAAGTGTCTATAGACATTATCTTGATCGTCCTCCTGATGCTCCATAACTTCTTCTTGATGCTCTCCAAACTGTAATATCTTTTACTTTTGCAAACTGTTGTACAGGTAAGAATACTGCTATTTCCCAATCTGTCATAGGCACTCTTACTATTTTTGATTTTACTTTACTTCCTAAATATCTTTTCCAACATGGTTTAAATTCTTTATATTTCTTTGAAGCGGCCAGTAATTTATACCTTAATTTCAATCTTGTCGTATCGTTAATGTTCTTTGGTGCTGTCGCCATTAGTTCATCTAGGAATAGCGCACGGACTCCAGGCGAGAGGTAATGTAAATTAAGTCCACTAAACCCATTGGATTCAGGCTGTACTATGATGGTTAATGGAAACCTATCATAGTATGGTAATTCATTTTTAAATTTTGGATCATAGAAATACATATACATATTACCAGCAATGCCCTTTGATCCTGGATCTAATGCGGGATCCTTTAATAGTTTCTTTCTATCAGGTATTGCAAGTTTTTTGACATTCTTTTGAAACCATAATTGTGAACGTCTTGTCCTAGCAGTAACACCTGCTCTTTGTGCGTTTGCCTGTAATGTGTCGAATAAACTACCCATAATAGTATTTATACTAGCCTTTAAGTAGTTTTATTCCCAGATTGGTTAAAGTGTCTTCGGTCCATATCTGAAATTTCCAACCTTTATGGTTGGCATATTGTGTGGCCGCTTGCCACTTAGATGTGTTTTTGATGTAAGTTGTTACCTCTTTGATATATCTTTTGGTTTTTCTCTTACCTTTTGGAGGTACCGTTTCTCGTTTTGGTTTAATTTCTACCAGAATAATATCTTTATTATCCAATTCAACCAATAAGTCGACATAATACCTATGGAGTTTATTATCAGTTTTACATTTATAGGGTACAACAATCTCTTCCGAGTTCCATTTCTTTACTCTCGGATTTGATTCACACCATTTAAATGCCTGTCTTTCCCACAGGGACCTATAAATAACCTTAGTAGGATCACCTAGGTATTTTTTAGTGTTCTTAATTGTGTATTTCCCTTTGTAAGCCATTATAAATACTCTTATACTGTAAATACTTATTTATAAGGCAAAAATATGTCAGGCTCAATTTTATACTTCCCAATGTCTTTAAGAGGCAAAGCTGCACAAGGAATATCACACGTTCGGTTTAAAATCGATAACCACGGAGAAGAAGTGGAATGTGATTCTATTAATTTATTTGTACCACAGGGGTTCAGCATGCCAGATTCTGCTGTTTATGGTACTATGGACTTAGGTGATATTGAAGCAGGCAGACAGGCGGGAGCTGATCCAACTAAAGTAACTAAAGCAGACGCCGTTTCTCAATTGGCAGGTAAAGGTGCATTATTAGATGCAAAATTAGGCGTGCCGATATCACCTCTGACTGGGACAGCTGCTCTTAAAATGGGGGTTGCTGTTAACCCATATACCGAAACGACTTTTACCAATTCTAATATTAGGTCTTTTGGGTTTACCTTTAAACTTGTATCAGAGAACAAAGAAGAAGCCGACATGGCCGCAATAATAGAAAACATATTTAGAAAATACCTATATCCAACTAAAGCAGGTGTTGCATCATTACAATATCCAGCAAAGTTTAATATAGGATTTTTTAATGGTGGTAAGATAAATAAGTATATGCCAAAGATTATGGAAACACATCTCGTTAATTGCACTACAACATATAATTCTACTTCTAATGCATTTCACGATGATGGTCAACCTGTAGAAGTAGATGTGGCTCTTACTTTCCAAGAAACAAAACCACTCCTAAGATCAGACCTTTATGGGCCTGAGGTTCTAAAGACTCCAAATATTGGATACTCCGATTCTCCAACCTTCGGGCCAATAGATTTAATTAAGAAGAAAGTAGAGGAGAAGAAGGAGGAGGGAGGATAAAATGGCATTTTTTAGTTTATTTCCAAAAGTTGGATACGATTTAAGAAACGATGGTGTATTACAAAATATCGTTAACCTTTATCGTTCTGTAAGACCACTACAAAATTTTGTTGATGATGTATCAGCATATAAATTTTATAACGTAAAGAATGGAGAAAGGCCAGACATTGTTTCAGATAGGCTATATGGAACTCCAGACTTTTATTGGGCCTTTTTTATAGTCAATGATTTTTTACACGATGGATTGGCATCATGGCCACTGTCACAAGAAGATTTACAGTTATATATGAATACAGAATATAGTGGTTATGCAATACAGGCAGCCAAACCTTGGATCGACCGAACTTCCGACCAGATCATTATCGACCATGTAAATTCATTAGCTGGTAGATTTAATATTGGAGAAGTAATTACTGGTAATATATCTGGTTGTAAAGGAACACTTTCAAAGAAGATAACAGATTTAAATCAATTAATAGTAAAAGATGTAACACTTGGAACTACAGGGGTTCATCCACATACAGGGGCTTCAGATTCAACCATTTTAGGTGGAGCATTTATTGGATCAAAAGGAATTGGTAATATACATACAGAAACGGTTACTGGATTTACAACTTCAGATGCTGTAAAAACCTGGGAAGTATTTAAATATATTGATGCGCCTCATTATTGGTACGACGAGACAGATCCAGAAAAAAGAGTTACAGATAATGCAAGAATGTTTGAAGATTTCCCTGACGATATAGAGGGAGCAACAGAGGACAGTAATTTAAAATTTGTTAGTAATAGAGCATATTTGGAAGAAACCAATGATTCAAGATCCCAAATTAGAGTAATAGTGCCAGATTATATAACCAAGTTTGTTGATATGTTTGAAACTGTTCTTAATAGTGAGCAATAATTAATGGCTAAAAATACTTCAAAACTTTTAAGTGGAGAAACGCCGGCATCGCCTACCGGTTATATTGTTAAACAAATAATACTCTATACCAATTTAGAGGAAAACAATAAACTAGATATTAGAGGAATGGTAAGTAGGATTACCGTAACAGAAAGTATCTATACAGGATCGGTACAAACTGATTTGGTTATTCTCGATGCATCCAATTTAATAGAAGAATTAAAATTAAACGGCCAAGAAAGAATACATATAAAAATTGGTAGAAAGGAAGGCGATAATAAGAATAGAGAACAACTAGAATTTGATACCTATATTGCTGA